GGTAATCATGATGGTATCCAAAAGGATACCTGTCAAGTGGTGATGTATGCTTTTGAGTATCGGCGAGCGCCTTAGAGAGGAGCGAGAGCGGCTGGGTTACAGCCAATCTGCGATTGGGGCTGTCGGGGGAGTCAGGAAGCTTGCTCAACTGAAGTACGAACAGGGCGAAAGGTATCCGGGGGCGGACTACCTTGCTGCGCTCGCAAAGATCGGTGCAGATACGCTTTATATCGTTACTGGAGAGCGATCTGCGGGGTCACTCACTGCGGCCGAAGTAGAGCTGCTTGAGAAGTTCAGATCCGCACCTTTAGCGGTCAAGGCGGCCGCTCTTGCTGCTGTCACTGCTGGCTCTATCCCCGTGAAACAAACGTTCCATGGGGCCGTGGGCCAATCGGTTGCTGGCAATGTCACAAACAAAGCAGGTGTGACCTTCAATTTTGGGGATGTGAAATCCAAGGAGTAACCCATGAGCCAGGACTTTCATGGTGATGTGGGCCAAGCGGCGGCTGGCGATATCAACAATTACGGCATCAATATCAATCTCGCCGACAAAACCGAGACACGAGGTTTGGTATCAGCTCAGCGAAAGGAGCTGCATCAGTTGCGCGCAAAGTGTGAGGAACTAGGTGATGACCCGCGCGATGTTTGGCGTCGGGTTCATGCTCAGCTTGGGGTCACTACGATTAGCGAAATCACCGCCGAGCAGTTCGTAAATGCACGAGGCGTGTTGCAAGCAAGGTTGGAGTATCTGCAAGAAGAGGCTGATAAACGCAGGTTGGTCGGCAAGGTATTGCGGGTCGTCGCTGAAAAAGATGCCAAAGCTGAGATGAACAATTTTTGCGAGTTAACTTTCGGCCGTACTCAGCTAAACAACCTTCAAAAAACACAGCTACAAATGACACTAGAGTTCGTCCAGGGCTTCGTGCCAGGTCGACAGGAAACACCATTGATTCCCGAGGTTAGCAAGCTGGCCATCAAGGAGTTTTTGATGCTGCATCAGAAGAACGCAGCAGCCCTGTTTTTCGCCGGTATTTGTATTGGCGGCATTTTGTTTTAATTAAGGACGTGAAAATGAAAACAAGGATTTTGGGGTTGCTCGGGCTGTCGCTGCTGGGTTTGTCGGGATGTGGGAAAGAATCGTCCGTGCCCTCTGTGTTCGCCGTGTCATCGGATGATCAAGTAGTCATCAAATCACTGCCCGGTGTCCGTCAGGTTTGCCCTGGTTTGGACAAGTACGCTCAGACGTTTAGGAACATCCGCGTGGAAGACCATTTCAGGACATCCATTATCTTCGATGTCCCAGAAACAGCCCGCATTCCTGATGCTTACAAGGCTGGTGGACATACCTGCTATGTAGAAATTGATTCAGCTGGCAAAAGTATTTTCATTGAAAAACTAGCCTGCAAGTCGATTTGTCTAGACCAGCTGAACGCACCAGAAGGTCAGCTCAAAATTGACTTGCCGCACTTGAACGGATAATCCATATGGACTTCAATGGCAATGTAGGGCAAGTGGCTGGCGGCGACATTTATAACTATGGCGTGGGTGACCTGACCTACCATAGCCGCGAGCAAGTAGCTGAGCTACTTATCCATCTGCGCAAACGGCTAAAAGATGCTCGCAGAAAAACCCTATTCAATCCCCTCGTGGGGTGGATGGTCTTAGGTGCGTTGACGTTTCTAATAGAGCTATTTTCCGACATTGTCCTTGGCTACCCACTCCTGATCGCAGCGACTATCTTGTTTGGGATGATAGTGCCGTACTTTCTGTTCTTACGAGTTGAGCGTAGGTACGGCCCGATGATTTACGCGTATCGAGAAAGCATCACTACTGTGGAGATCTTCCAGCACAGCCGGGGCTGGGTTTAGTTAAACAGACCGTAAAAATCACCAAGCCAGCAATCTCTTTAAACTCGATTAAAAGCCCTCCTGTATCACGCCGCCCATCATGGCGGCGTGTGTATTTCTGGCGTCCGAAAGTGGCGGCGCCATTACAGGAGGCGTCCCATGCGACCCGAAACCCCTCGCGGCATCCGCAACTTCAATCCCGGCAACATCCGTCACGCCAAGGGCGTGCGCTGGCAAGGCATGGCCGTTGCCCAGTCAGATACCAACTTCGTCCAGTTCAATGGCCCGCGCTGGGGCATTCGGGCTATTGCCCGCGTGCTCATTACCTACCAGGACAAGCGCCTAGCCGCTGATGGCAGCCGGATTGACAGCGTGCGCGAGATCGTTGAGCGCTGGGCCCCAGCCTCGGAAAACGACACCAAGGCCTACACCCTGCAAGTCGCCCGCGCCATGGGGCTCGACCCGGACTTTGAAGGCGTCGACTTGTATCAATACGACGCTATGCGCGCCCTGGTGCTGGCAATCATTCGTCATGAAAACGGCTCGGGTCCACTGCCAGGCGGTCAGTGGTACGGCGAATCAGTGATCGCGGATGGGCTGGCCCTGGCTGGCATCGAGCGCGGGGTACAGCACGGTGCGGGAGTCCCCGCATGAAACTGATCTGCGATTGGCGATGCTGCTACAAACTCTACAGCGTCCAACTCGGCGTGCTGATCGCCTTGTTTGGCTTCGCTCAACTTGAGCTGCTGCCGTTGTGGCAGGCGCAGCTTTCACCCAAGGCTTATGCCGCGTTCAACAGCGGTTTGGGCCTGCTGCTGTTCGTCGCTCGCCTGATCAAACAAGGCCCTGATCAGGAGGTTCAGCCATGAGACTGAATCTGTTTGGTCGAACCTTCACGGCGCTGATAGCGGGCTTGTTCGGAACCTGGCGCTGGACCATTCCCAGTACAGCCGCTGGCACCTGGATCAGATCCAGCGTCATGCCTCCAAGCTCCCATGGCAAGACCGGCATCACAGCGGCCAAGCGCCGCGCACGTAAATCACGCAATCGCTTGAGGCATCGTCATGGGCGCGCTTGAACAGCTTGTCTCGCCGTTACCGGCCCGCCTGGCGACGGCGTTCTTGGCTTGCACCCTCAGTGCAGCGGCAGCGGGCTCAGTGGCCTATGGCTTTGGGTTTCGTTATGCCCAGTCGTTGGGTGCCACCGACCTGGCAAACCTCAAGGGAACGCATGCAGAGCAGGCGCTCGCCGCCGAGACCGCCAACCGTGTGCATCTGCTGCAGCAAGTCACCCGTGCCACCGAAGCCGAGGCTCTGCTGTTCGCCACGTTCAACCGTTTCACAGAAGAAAAACGCCAGCTCCAGGAGCGCATCTCCCATGTCACGACCCAATACATTGCCACGCCTGGCACTGTCGCTAAGCCTATCCCTCGTTGTGTGTTCACTGCTGGCTGGTTGCGCGACTACAACGCAGCCCTTGGTGTGCCCACCCCAAGACCAGGCACCGCTGCCACCACTTCTGAAAAAGCGGCCTGGCCCGCCACCGGCACTGACGCCGAGCTACTGGAAAGCGGCGTCACTGCGGCCGACATCCTTGCCCACGCCCAAGACTACGGTGTGTGGGCCCGCTCCAACCTCGCCCAACTCAACGGCCTGCTCGATCTCCAGGAAAAGGACTGATGCCCTATGGATGTAGCTGAATACGCTACAGAGGAAGACGACACCGACGAGGCGGTACTGCGCGCCCGCACCAGTGGGTTGCAACGTCGCTCAGGTCGCTCGGGTTACCGCTGCGAAGAATGCGGTGATGCCATTCCTGAAGATCGCCGCCAGACCGAGCCTGGTACCGAACATTGTTTTGATTGCATAGACGCCTTGGAACACTTGGCCACGCGGAGTTTTGAATGAACTTGAACGAAGTGAACTTCGGTTTCCAAACCGTGCAGTGGCTGATTTTGACAGTGCTCGGTATCTACACATGGTTGACCAAGCGCCAGGCAGCCAGCGGTCAAGAACTGCTGGAACTGCGTACCCGCATTGTCGCCCTGGAGGAGCACGTCCGGCACCTTCCAGACCAGACCGCTGTCACCGACCTGTTGGGTGATATGAAAGCTGTACGGGCCGAGCTGTCCGGGGTCAAGGAAGCGCTTGGCCCTTTAGCCCGTTCGCTGGACCGGATCAATGACTACTTGCTGCGAGAAAAGACATGACCCAATACGCCGACTTTCTGCGCCAGGACATCCGCCTAGTGATCCTTCGCCTGTTGGCCGAGATGACCGGTTATCGCGCCAACAGCTCAGTGTTGACCATGGCCCTGGACAGCTACGGGCATACCCTTAGCCGTGACCAAGTGAAAACCGAATTGAACTGGCTGGCCGAACAAGGCGCATTGACCGTTGCCGATGTTGGCCCTGTGCTGGTAGCCACGCTCAATGAGCGCGGGCAGGACATTGCTGCAGGACGCGCTCGTGTTCCCGGTATCAAACGGCCGGGGGCGTAACCATGGCAGGCAAGTCCTCCATCAATCGCCTGCCTTCGATGGTCAAGGCCTACATCCAGAAGCTATTGCGCGAAGACCGCATGACCCTAGACGACATGCTGGCCGATATTCAGGCGCGCTTCCCCAATGAGAAAGCCCCCAGCCGTAGTGCACTGGGCCGCTTCAAGCTCGGCTTTGACGAACTGACCGACAAGGTCCGCCAACAGCGCGAAATGGCCGAGGCGTTCGTGGGCGCGTTCGGCGAAGACGCCTCGGACAAAACCGGCGTGTTGTTGGTGGAGGCCATCTCGACGCTGACCTACCAGGCTGCCATGGGCGCCCATGAAAAGGATGAAGTGACCATCGCCGAAGTCTCGGCCCTGGCCCGCGCCGCCAAGGCCACCATGGAAGCGCGGACGATGAGCGTGAAGGAACGTCAGGTCATCGAAAAAGCGGCCCGCGACCGTTTGCTCCAGGAGCAAGCCGCCGAACTGGACAGCGCGGTGAAAGCCAAAGGCATGACCGAAGACCAGGCCATGTTCTGGCGCCAGAAGTTCCTGGGTGTGAAACGATGAAACCCTCGTCCAGCACGCTGCGCGTCATCGAATGGGACGAACTGCCGCCGAGCGTCCGGGAAATCCCCGAGGGCTATAACCCGCTCGATGACGGGATTCTGATGGCTCACCAGTCGGAATGGCTGGGCATCGACGCGCAGATCAAACTCTGTGAAAAAGGCCGCCGTACCGGCATCACCTTTGCCGAAGCGCTGGACTCGGTCATCACCGCTGCCTCGCAAAAAGTCGCGGGCGGCATGGACTGTTTTTACATTGGCGACACCAAGGAAAAAGGCCTGGAGTTCATTGGCTATTGTGCCAAGTTCAGCCGGGTAATGGCTGAGGCTCAGGCATCGGGGGTCAGCGAGATCGAGGAGTTCCTGTTCGATGACCAGGACGAAGCCGGCAACACCCGCCAGATCAATGCCTACCGCATTCGTTACGCCTCCGGTTTCAAGATCGTTGCACTGTCGAGCAACCCAGCCGGCGTGCGTGGCTTGCAGGGCAAGGTCATCATCGATGAAGCCGCATTTCACCGTGACGTGTCGGCCGTCCTCGATGCCGCCACGGCGTTACTGATCTGGGGCGGTCGTATCGTCATCATCAGTACCCACAACGGCAAGGGCAATGCGTTCAACCAGATGGTCAACGACATCCGGGACAAACGTTACGGGGACAGCGCCGAAGTCTACCGGGCTACCTTTGATGACGCTGTGGCCAACGGCTTGTTTGAGCGGGTTTGCTTCATGGCCGGCAAAGTCGCTACGGCCGAAGAGAAGGAAGCCTGGTACAAAAAGATTCGCAACGCCTACGGCCCGCGCAAGGCACAGATGCGCGAAGAGCTTGATGCAATCCCACGTGACGGCAACGGCGTGTGCATTCCCGGCGTGTGGATCGATGAGGCCATGCGCCCCGGTCGGGTTGTACTGCGACTGGCGTTGGACGATGACTTCACCCTGCAGCCGGTGTATCGCCGTGAAGCCTATGTTGATGACTGGATCGGGCGCTATCTGACGCCCTTGATGCAGCAGGCTTTGGCGCCTGATCTACGTCACTTCTTGGGCATGGACTATGCCCGGCACCGGGACTTTTCCATCATCTGCCCGATGTCTGTCGATCAGGTTAGGCATCGTGATGTGCCCTTTGTGGTGGAGATGCACAAGGTTCCAACACGGCAACAGAAACAAGTCCTGTTTTACATCCTGCGCGGGCTACCGCGTTTTGTCGGCGCCGCGCTGGACGCGACCGGCAGCGGCGAAACACTGGCCGAAGAGACAGCCGATGAGTTCGGCCATAACCGAATCCAGCAGGTGAAGATCAGTCGCTCCTGGTACGGCGCCTGGATGCCGAAATTCGTGCAGTTGTTCGAAGACGCCACCATCACATTGCCGCTCGATGACTCGTTGCACCAAGACGTGCGCGCCATCGAAATGGTGGACGGCATCCCCATGATCATGAAAGCCCGCTCACAAGACCACAAAGACCCGGACCTCTACCGCCACGGCGACTTCGCCGGGGCCGGCGCGTTGGCCAACTTCGCCACTCTGGAAGTCGCCTCAGGTCCCATCTCCGTCAAATCACGCCGCCCACGCCAGGGCAAACGCATCACCCAGGGGTACGCATGAACAAGAGAGGCCTGTGGGTCAGCCCCACCGAATTCGTCAGCTTTGCGGACGCCAAGCGAAGCTCCAACCTTGACCAACACATTGCCACCCGTGGACGGTCCAATGCGGGCGGCTCCAGCGGGGCAAACCTGCCAAACCCGGACCCGATCCTGAAAGCCCAGGGCAAGGACATAACCGTGTACCGCGACCTGCGCAGCTCGGCATTGGTTGGCGGCAACGTTCGTCGCCGCAAAGCTTCGGTGCTGGCGTTGGAGCGCGGTATCAAACGCGGCGATGCGCCAATCAAGGTGGAACGTTTTATTCGCGATTGGCTGTCGGATCTTGATCTGGACCGCATCATTCGCGAGCTGCTCGACGCGCCCCTGTTCGGCTATCAGCCTGTCGAGCTGATGTGGCAGCCGGTGGGCATGAACCTGGTGCCGGGAGACTTGCTCGGCAAGCCCGCCGAATGGTTCTTCTACGACAAGGACAACGCGCTGCGTTTTCGCTCCAAGGAGGCTGGACAAGACGGCGAGGTGTGCGATCCGCAGCGTTTTATCGTCGCCCGGCAGGACGCGACCTATGCCAACCCGTATGGCTTCCCGGACCTCAGCATGTGCTTTTGGCCGGCGACCTTCATGAAAGGCGGCCTGAAGTTCTGGGTGCAGTTCACTGAGAAGTACGGCAGCCCATGGGTCATTGGCAAGCACCCACGCGGCGCCACTGATGGTGAAACTGATTTGCTGCTCGATAGCCTTGAGGCCATGGTGCAGGACGCCGTTGCAGCCATCCCGGACGACTCCAGCGTGCAGATCATTGAGGCCGCCGGTAAGGCGGGCAGCGCCGACGTCTACCGTGAGCTGCTGGAGTACTGCCGCAGTGAAATCAACGTCGCCATGCTCGGGCAAAACCAGACCACTGAGAAGGACAGCAACCGCGCCAGTGCGACAGCGGGTGCCGAAGTCACCAAAGACATTCGCGACGGTGATGCGGGTATTGTTGCGGCGTCATTGAACGCCTGTATTCGCCTGGTCGTAGACCTCAACTTCGGCACCGACGTTGTGGCGCCGCTGTATGAACTGTGGGAACAGGAGGAAATCGACAAGACATTGGCCCAACGCGACAAGTCGTTGACCGAGTCCGGGGTGAAGTTCACCAGCGCGTACTGGAAACGCACTTACAACCTGCAGGACGGCGATATCAATGAGGCGGCGGCCACCGCCGAGTCGCCAGAGTTTGCCGAGCCGACCGTGCGGCCTCTGCTGGATCAGATCGCCCTCGATCAGGCCATCGACAGCTTGCCCGCCGAAGCGTTGCAACAACAGGCCGAACAGGCCGTGGCCCCCTTCATCGAGATGCTGCAACGCGCCCGCAACGACTCCGAGGCTCTCGGTCTACTGGCCGAGGCACTGCCGCAGATGGACGGCGAGGCGCTCCAGCAGCGACTCGCCGATTTGTTGTTCATTGCCGACACTTGGGGCCGTTTGAGCGCCAATGCTGACCGGGAGGATTGACATGGCCGTCACAGAGAAACACCTCAGCCCAACCGACCTCAAAGCCGTCTTTGGCCTTGAACCCGCCAAGGCCATCGCATACCTCAAGTTCAAGGGATACGCGATCACCTGGGATTGGCAGGAGATGCTCGACCAAGCCCACGATCAATCCTTCACCGTCGCCAAGGCGATGCGACTCGATTTGTTATCAGATATTCGGAGCGCATTGGAAACAGCGCTCCAGGAAGGACAAACCCTCAAGCAGTTCACCGAGGGCATGCAACCGACTTTGGAGGCGCAGGGCTGGTGGGGGCAACAAGTCATCGTCGATAGCGACGGCGTCGGCGAGCTGGTCCAGTTAGGCAGCCCACGCCGGCTCAAAACGATCTATCAGACCAACCTGCAAAGCGCCTACATGGCCGGCCGTAAAGCCAACATGGAGGAAACCACAGACACCCATCCGTACTGGATGTACGTTGCGATCCTGGACGGCAAGACGCGCCCAAGCCATCGGGCGTTGCACGGTCAAGTGTTCCGCCACGATGATCCAATCTGGTCAGCGATCTTTCCCCCAAATGGGTTTAACTGCCGCTGCCGCGTGGTGGCCTTGAGCGAAGCCGCCGTCAAACGTCGCGGGTTGAAGGTCGTATCGAGCGACGGGCGAATGTTCACCGAAACCGTAGAAACCGGAATCAACAAACGTACCGGTGAAATCAGAACAGCCACGGTCACCGGTCTGCGCACCAGCGATGCAGGAGGCCGGGCCGTAACCTTCCGCACCGATCCGGGTTTCAATCATGCACCAGGCACCGGACTGGCCGAGGTGTTGAAGCGTAAAGAGGCAGCCGCTTAGGAGGCGCAAAATGTTCACAGTTGAATTAGATCACCAGCGATTGCAGAACGCCCTGCGAAAAGTTGAGTGGGCCGTCGGGGATCTTGCACCGCTGATGCGTGGCGTTGCCGCCGAGCTGGTAAGCCAAACAGAAGAGAACTTTGAAAACGAGGGGCGGCCCGACTGGGCCGACCTGTCCGATACGACTACCGAGCGCCGGGCAAAAAACGGCAACTGGCCGGGCCAGATTTTACAGGTCAGTGCGGCGGGTCTAGGGGCCTCGGTCACCAGCCTTGCAACCGACAGCTCAGCGTTAGTCGGCAGCAACAAACCCTATGCGGCGATGATGCACTTCGGTGGAAAAAAATCCGAGTTCCCGCATCTGTGGGGTGATATTCCAAGTCGGCCATGGTTGCCGATGGACGCCGAGGGAGTCCTCCAGCCCGAGGCAGAGGAAGCCTTGCTTGAACTGGCGCTTTCGCATCTCAGACAAACCACTAACCTTTAGTTCCACAAGGTAGACGCTAGTCACTCAATCGGGTTGCGGATAAATACCCTGAGACAGGCATCATCAGATCCATCAAGGTCAAACTCGACCGGCGCCAAGGATTGGGGTCCTGTACTAAACTTGATGAGTTCTGACCAAGTGGGGTTTGTATGATTTCAGAGATGATGACGCGGTTGGCTGACTTTCTTCATAGCGTTCCGGATGTAATTTGGTCAGGAGTCATTGCATCAGTGCTAACGCTGAGTGGGGTGTTGATATCGAATTACGACAATTCCAGGCGTTTGCGGATGCAGCTCGTCCACGATTCCGCCGAGAAATCAAAGGAACGGATAACAAGTATTCGTCGTGAGATCTATCTACGCGCAACAGACGAAGCACTCCTGGTTATGAGGTATTTCGTAAGGCTACCGCACGTAGATTTGGCGGAGACCAATCCGTCGGACGAGCTACAAGGCTTCCAGTCCACTTTATCAAAGCTGAAGCTGGTCACTGGGCCGGCCAATTTATCTCTCGTGACTTCACTGGATACAGAATGCACCGTCCTCTTTGTGAAGTTATTGCAGAGTGCTCAACCAGTACAGGACCTACGCTCGGAGGTAACCGGGTTGGATGCAGAGATTGATTTCTTTGATGACCAGTCGACAAAAACATTCGCAGAGAAAGAAAACCTGAACCAACATGCTGGGTCTGACAGCCAGCAACTAGCGGCATTGATGAGGCTTCATGAAAGCCAGTTGGCAAAAGTGGCTCAGCTTACTCAGTTAAGAAACGCAAAACAGGAGGAGTTAGATGCTCGTATCAAGGCTTACTCCAAGGCAATTTATTCCGAGTTGACTTCATTCGGAAGGCTCTTGGAGCAAATATCAATAGTAATGCGCGCTGAGCTTGGGCTCACAACAGATACTCTCGCCTACGCCGTAGAATCGGAACGGCTGCGGATTGAAATGGGGGCGTTGGTCGATAGGACTTTAGACTCCATGCATTCGTCCAAATAACCTGGCAGCTATCGCACGCACGCACAGCTGACGTAGACACCACAAATAACGGTGGTCAACGTGTCGGATCGCGGCGAGCAAACAGTCCGGCGGAAAACTGGTCCTGAATTACTGGAACAAGCCGAACGCGTATAACGCCCTCAAGAGCGCCACGCGCCACTCGCGGCTCCGGTTCTCCTCCCTACTACAGAAAAGCCGTCGTAAAGGCTTTATAAAGACGTATTGGGCCTCTCTTGGCGCGAGGCCGCGCGTAAAAGGAGATTGCGATGAGCCAGATGAACAAAATGGAGCAAGAGGTGGTTTATCTAACCGCCGTGGTGGACCTGATTGGATCAATGGTCAACAAGGCCATGTTCAGTGTCGTCGGAGATGGCGGGCATAAAAACGTGTGGTTCGAATCATCCACACACCGGCAACTTTTCTCAATTTTTCTGGTGGATTTTCTATCGCCAACTGATGCAAAGGCACCTGTTCCGTCAAAACCGTACTTGGCCGCACTGAATTCTGTTGCGGAAAAACCAAGCTTCGACGTTGGCGGATCTGTCCAGTACCTCAGCGAAGCGGTTGCCAGTTTCAAGGACTGGTTAAACGTGGAGATATCCGTCGATGCTTGGTTGCCATCCATTGACCGTCAGGTGGTGCTCCGGATCCCTAGATACATATTGCTAAAGAACGAGGGGGACATCTCAAAGCACAACTCACTGCGTTCAGTTGGCGTTGCTGAAGGGTTACAGAAGCTTTTAATCAAGGCGGGTGAGCCGACCGAGCTGTACCAGGCAATGTTGGTCCAGCAAGACATTTACGACATTTTTCATGACGATGTTTGCGCTTATCACGCCAGCACTATTGCCGAGTTTTTAAATGGTTTGTGGTGGGGAATACAGAACTATCTACAGCCTGAGTACAACCGCAGTTTTACGCCACCTGAAGGTGGCTTCCTGATTTACGGTTTCAAGCCCCCTCCAGAGTTGAAGCATCCCTACGCCAAAGCCTGCTACAGGACGCTTATGAATCAGATTCATAAAGGACCGATATTCAAACCCTTTACCGTGACGTGTCACCTCAAAGGCAAGTATTAGCCCTTCTGCGGCACTCTTTAAACTCGATTAAAAGCCCTAGGCCACTCACTGGCCCAGGCTGTGCGCATTACCTCGACGCAGCGCACAGCCATGAAATCACTGCACATCTTCAAATCCGGCAGCCACACCGCAATGAATGGCGTCAGCTTCGACTTTAGCGAGTCCGATCTGGCCGCCACGGTGGACGCATACGACCCGGCCCTGCACGAAGCCCCGATGGTCATCGGCCACCCGAAGCATGACGCCCCGGCCGCCGGCTGGGTTAAGTCGCTGACGGCTACCGCACAAGGCCTGATCGCCGAACCGCAACAGGTCAACCCCGCTTTCGCCGAACAAGTAGCCAAGGGCAGCTACAAGAAAATTTCCGCCTCCTTCTACCACCCAGACGCAGTCAACAACCCCGTGCCCGGCGTGTACTACCTGCGCCATGTCGGTTTTCTCGGCGCCCAGCCGCCGGCCGTGAAAGGACTTCGCCCCATTGAACTGGCCGACGGCGAAGAAGGCGTTGTCGAGTTCGGCGACTACGGCCACGAACTCAACTCCGACATGTGGCGCCGTTTCCGCGAATGGCTTATTGGCAAGTTTGATAAAGACACCGCCGACCAGGTGGCCCCGTCCTGGGCTATCGACAGCCTCGCCGAAATCGCCCGACAACCCGTGCCAGGTGATCAACCCGCTTTCTCTGACCCCACCCGATCCACTGAGGTAACCAGTATGTCCGTCCAAGACAACGCCGCCCTGGAGGCGGAGAACAAGCGCCTGAAGGCTGACATCGCCAAGCGCGACAAGGCCGCCCGCACCGCTGTACAGGACGCTATCCATGCCGCGAACACTGAGTTCGCCGAGAAACTGGTGGCGGCGGGCATGAAGCCGGTGCACGCACCCGCAGTGATTGCCGCGCTGGACTACGCCGACTCCAGCGAAACGCTGTTGGAGTTCGGTGAAGAGGACGCCCGCGAGCCGTTGAGCGATGGCCTGAAGGCGATCTTCAGCGACCTGGCCGGCGGTGTCAGTTTCGCGGAAGTCGCCACCAAGGACCGCGCCGGCAAAACCGTCACCCAAACCACCAACCCGCTGATGGCCGATGCCGAAGCCCGCATTCAACGATAGGAGGCCCCATGGCCACGTTTA